AGAATATTCTGGTTTTGGTGAAGTGTTTAATAGTCCACTATTTGAAGTGGAGGAGGTTGAGTGATGATAATCAAGAATTACAAATATGATTTTTCGAGTGGCAGAATATGCTACACAATTGATGTAGATGGCTATGAAACAGCTATGGAACATACAAAGACAGAGTACGGAAGTGTCCAAAGAAATGACATTGATGATTTCTTGCTTGCAATCGAGGAGTACGACTTTCAAGAAGCTAGAAGCTCAAAATGATTTCTTAAAAGGTCTTTGCAACAATCAACTTGAAATTATCATGGATTACGAATGGAAGCAGATGCAAGAGCAGGCTGAGTTCATAAAGGCTAATACTAGGAAATGGAGAGCAAGATGAAGCTAAGATTGAAAGAACTTAGAGAGGACCTATGTATCTCTGTCAAAGATATGGCCAGAGATACAGGTGTCTCCCAAAACACAATTCATTTGTATGAGCGAGGTGGATATCCGTCCATTAAGCAAATAGAAATGATTGCTAAAACCTATGATGTAAACCCTGCGTGGCTTGTTGGGTGGATAGATGATGAAATGATGCCTGGAGTCCAGGTCGTTGAGAAAGTTGTCTATAAAGAAAGTCCAACAGCAAGATTGCCAGATTATTTCAACAACAATAACGACGGTAAGATTATCAAGTGGAAGCAGTCACGAAGATATCGAGGGGGTAGGAATTGAAGAAATTAAGCGACGAAGACCTCAAAACATTAGACAGAGAACTTTTCAAATTTCAAAATATTCAACGGACAATAGATTTGAGAAGGCTAGAACTAGAAACTCGGAATCCAGATTCTCAAAGTGGGCCCAGCGTAGGAATAAGCAAACCTACCGAAACTATTGCAATCAGAATAGCGGATGATCCAACCTTAAAATTTCTCGAAGGGTTCAAAGCTATTATTAACAAACTCCTAATCAATCTAGTTGATGAAGATAAGGAAATCTTTAATCTGCGCTGGAGATATCCTCAACTGAGATGGGAAGAAATAGCAGAACAGAAATTCATGAGCAAAGCTACAATCTATCGACGTAGAAGGATTATCTTAGAACAGTACGCTATACTGAAAGGTGAGTTGTAAATAAGATTGAGACAAAAGACATCTTGAAGTCTCACAAAAAAAGGTCTATTATGATAGCATGAACTTCTGAAACAAAAACACACATCACACTTGAGGAGTCATCCTTAATTCTAGTCAAAAAGTTGTCCAACAGAAGTATCGTCAAGAGTCAGCAAATGCTGGCTTTTTGTTTTGCAGAAAGGAGGTAGAGCATGGAATTTGTATCACCAATAAAAGATAATGACGATATTCAGGCAATGAAAGATTATCTCAGAGAGTGGAATGAGATGTATTATATGCTATTCATTACAGGCCTGAATACTGGTTTGCGAGTCGGAGATATACTTACCTTGAAAGTTAAAGATGTTCAAGGCTGGCACATCAAACTGAGAGAACGGAAGACTGGCAAGCAGATAACAAGACGGATGACAAAAGAACTCAAGAAAGAAATGAGGAGATATGTCGAGGGCAAACCATTTCATCATTTCTTATTCAAGAGTAGGCAAGGTCAGAATAAAGCAATCACTCGTGAGCGAGCCTATCAAATCATACATGAAGCAGCTGAAGAACTTGGCATTGATAATGTTGGCACACATACAATGCGCAAGACATTCGGCTATAAATATTACAACAAGACAAAGGACGTAGGGACATTACAGAAAATGTTCAATCACTCATCACCTGCAATTACCCTGAGATACATAGGGATAGAACAAGCAGAGCTTGATGATGCTTTACGAAACTTTGTCATTTAATTTTTTTAGATATTACTTTCACATAATGAGTTAAGCATAAACTTAAAAAATCAAAGAGATGAAAAGCTAGGAGCTGTAAGGATTTGAGAATCAATGGGAGTTTAACAAAATATAAGATATGTGAAGGTGAGGGATAAAATTGGTATAGTTACAAGAGGTATGACTATGATAAAAATACTGAAAAGAATTTTGAATTTGATTTATAAAAAAATATCAAGCAAAGATAAAATTCAAATTTTAGGAAGCGTTGGCGATGAAACTTTAAACCTCGAAGTAAGCGACATAGGGATACAAGGGGAAATTGCGGTTAGTGAAATTCACCCAGAATCATTTAGATTTTATAAGTACATCAATGACAACGAAATCATTTCTATTTGCGAATACAAAAAAACAAAAAAGAAAGAATGAGACAAAAGACATCTTGAAGTCTCACAAAAAAAGGTTTATTATGGTAGCATAGTTTTCTTGTATGAGAGGGGATAGGTCACTGGCCTGTCCCTTTTAGTATTAGAAAGGATGTTTGCCATGTACAACAAACCTATAAGACCATCCTTGAAGTCTAAGAAGTGGGAGAAGTTTCGTGATAAGATCATGCGGAAGTTCGACTATCTTTGTCAAGAAAGTTTGAGGTATGGAATTTCAGTAGCAGCTGAAATGGTACATCATATATTTCCTGTATCTGAATACCCTGAACTTGAATTCGTTGAGTGGAATTGTTTGCCACTAACAAACAAGAAACACAATACGTTTCATGATAGAAAGAATGATAAGATTATCAATCAAGGATTATTTTGGCAAAGAAAGAGAAAAAAGGAGTTTGAAGAATTTTATGGATCCCCCCCACCTCTTTGAAAATTCATTTTGGGCAGTAGGGTACCGGTGAAGGGAACTTTTTCCAAGTCGGGGACCTTCAAACAAAAAGGGGGTAAAAACTAAGCGATTTTGACGAAAGGAGGTAGTTTTTGGCTAAACCAATTACAGCAAAGTCGATTAAGTCAAAAGTGGTCAAGCAGATGAAAGACTTGGGCACTTATCGTAAAGAGTTCGAAATGATCATTGATATTTTTGCAGGAATGCTCTATCAGTATCAGAAACTTGCTCAAGATTATGCTGACATGGGTTATCCAGTAACAGACACTTACGTCAATAAGGCTGGTGCTGAGAATGAGCGCAAAGTTCCAATCTTGACAGCGATGGAAATTTTGAGGAAAGACATCCTCAGCTACTCTAATCAGTTGATGATGAATCCTAAGTCGCTTGGTGAGGTAGTAGAACAAGAGGGTGAGTCAGTTCTTACTGAGGTCCTGAAGTTCAAGAACGAAATCAAGAAGAAGCGAGTGACTGGCAATGGGTAATCTTGATAAAGCGAAAGAGTATGCTCGGCACGTCTTCTCTCACAGAGAGGAACATTGCGAGGAGAACATTCTTGCAGCTGAACGTTTCTTGCGTGATCTTGAAAATCCTGAGTTTGAAATAGATGAGGAAATCGTTGATTTCGTTGTCCACTTCATCGAAAACACGATAGTCCATCAGCAGGGCGATGATATGTTTGCGGTGTCTATCCGTAACAAGCCATTACTCTTGCAACCCTGGCAACACTTTGTAGTTGTTAATCTATTTGGGTTTTACTACAAGGGGTCAAACGAGCGCAGGTTCAAAGAAGCGCTTATCATGCTTGCTCGGAAGAATGGGAAGACCTCATTTACTGCTGCAATCGCACTTGCTTATCAAATATTAGACACGGATAGCGGTTCAAAATGCTACATCGTGGCCAACTCGGTCAAGCAAGCTATGGAAGCCTTTGGATTCTTAAAATTCAATGTAGAGCGATGGAATGACAAGAACATTCGTATCAAGGATAACAACCAGGAACACTCAATCACTGCTAATTTTGGTATTGAGGGTTCTTTCTTTATCCAGGCACTGGCCAACGATGAAAGTCGTTTGGACTCATTGAACGGTAACGTAATTATCCTAGACGAAGCTCACACGATGAGAAACAGCAAGAAGTACGGTCTTATGAAGAAAACAATGTCAGCATACCGAAACAGTATGCTTTTTGTTATCTCTACGGCTGGTGATATTCCTACTGGTTTCCTTGCTAACCGTCTGAAATATTGTCAAAAGGTCCTTAAGCAATTGGTCAAGGATGATTCCTTGTTTATGTTTATCTGCAAAGCTGACCAGTCAACAGATGGAGATGTCGGTGATTACCTAGACGAGAATGTGCTTAAGAAAGCCAACCCATCGTGGGGTGTGACGGTATCGCTCAAAGCTCTGAGAGAAGAAGCTGAACAAGCTATGAATGATCCACAGACAAGAAATGAGTTTTTCAACAAGACTTTGAATGTATTCACAAACTCTATGAATGCTTACTTCAATCCTGATGAGTTCATCGCTTCAGATAGTCAATACGATTGGACCCTAGAAGAGCTGGCACGTTTACCAATCCAATGGTACGGTGGTGCTGACTTGTCAAGATTGCACGACTTAACCGCTGCTGCTCTCTATGGTGTCTATCATGATGGTGAAAAAGATATTGATATCTGTATCACACACGCTTTCTTTCCTCGTGTCAATGCTCAAAAGAAAGCCAATGACGATGGCATTCCACTTTTTGGGTGGCAGTCTGATGGTTGGTTGACTATGAGCAATACTCCGACCGTTCTTTATGATGATATTGTTAAATGGTTCATCAATATGAGAGAGAAAGGGTTCAAGATTGCTGCTGTCGGAATGGATAGGAAGTTTGGTCGTGAGTTCCTGACGAAGATGAAACAAGCTCGGTTCAAGATGATTGACCAACCACAGCTTTTCTATCTGAAATCTGAAGGATTTAGACGGATTGAGTTCAAAGTTAAGAATAAAGAGTTTTACTATCTTCATTCTGACGCTTATGAATACTGTGTGAGCAATGTTAGAGCGATTGAAAAGGTGGACGATGCTGTGCAATATGAAAAATTAGATGGTGACGGTGGTAGTGCGAGAATTGACTTGTTCGATGCCAGCGTCTTTGCTTGCATTCAGGCTCTTGCTAATCTTGGTAAGAATCAGAATGTCATGAGCTTCTTTGATTAGGTGGGATATGAAAGATATTTTTTTACCACTGGATAAGCCTTTCCAGCTAGAGCTATCAATATTAGATCCTAAAGTTAATCCAGAACATTGTAGAGTTGGACAGACTGAGAAAGAGATAATCGTCAATAGAAAGGAGGTGAGGAAAGATGGGGCTTTTAGATAGAATTTTGAAACGTGGTAAGAGTCGAAGCGGAACGAATGTTATCACTCATTCAGATTTTGGGCTTTATATTGACGGTGACAGCTATGTGCCTTTGGCCCGCAATCCTGATGTGATTACTGCGGTCAATAAGATTGCTGACATGGTATCAAATATGACCATTCATTTGATGGAGAATACCGACAAAGGCGATATCAGAATAAAAGACGGACTGGCTCGCAAGATTGATGTAAACCCATGCGACAATATGACTCGCAAGACTTGGATTTTCAAGATTGTGCGTGACCTGTTGCTATTTGGTGACGGAAATTCGGTTCTTCATGTCGAATATGATCCTGTGAATGATTATATTTTGAACCTGAGACCATTCGCAATGAGTGAGGTCTCTTTCAAAAGTGATGATGTTGGTTATATCGTGAATTATCGTGGTATCGACTACAGCCCAAGCGAAATCGTGCACTTTGTAATAAACCCAGATCCAGATAATCCATTTGTAGGGACTGGCTACAGGCTTGCTCTGAGGGATATTGTTAGGAATTTAAACCTTGCTACTCAAATCAAAAAAGGATTTATGAATGGAAAGAACGTTCCTAGCCTGATTGTTAAGGTTGATTCTTCGAATGGAGAGTTGGGCACACAAGAAGGACGTGACAAGGTTGCTAAGAAATACTTAACAACAAGTCAAGCGGGTGAACCGTGGATTGTTCCAGATGCTTTGCTAGAGGTTGAACAGGTCAAACCACTTAGCTTAAAAGATATAGCTATCAATGAATCTGTTGAAATTGACAAGAAAACAGTTGCTGGGCTTTTGGGAGTTCCAGCTTTTATTTTGGGAGTGGGTCGCTTTGACAAAGAAGAATACAACAACTTTGTCAATACAACGGTCATGAGCATTGCTACGACAATCACTCAGACCTTAACGAGAGACTTACTCGTTTCAAACAATCGGTATTTCAAACTTAATGCTCGCTCGCTTTATTCGTATGACATTACAGAATTGTCTTCAGTTGCTGAACAGATGACTAAAAGTATGGCAATGCGTCGAAACGAGTGGAGGGATTGGCTTGGGATGCCACCTGATCCTGATATGGATGAGCTCCTTGCTCTTGAGAACTATATCCCACAAGACAGACTTGGGGACCAGAAGAAACTGAAAGGGGGTGAGGAAGAGAATGAACAAACGGAATAGTTATCGTACTGCTCAATTCAAAACACGAGAAGAAGCTGACAGCGGTGATTTGATTTTGAGTGGGTACTTTATCAAGTTTGATGAAGTTACTGAACTATGGCCAGGCTACTTTGAGGTAATCAAGCGTGAAGGTGTTGAAAAAGCCATCAAAGGAGCTGACATCAGGGCATTATTTAATCATGATGATAGTTTGGTGCTTGGTCGTACTGGTAACGGGACGGTCATTTTAGGAGTTGATGAAATCGGGCTTTACGGCGACATCATCATCAACAAGGATGACCCGCAAGCTGTTGGGGCCTATGCTCGTGTTCAGCGTGGCGATGTGATTGGATGTAGCTTTGGTTTCATCCCAATCAAAATCAATACGGAAGAGCAAGCAGATGGTTCGTACCTGGACACTATCTTAGAATTAGAAATCTTTGAAGTGAGTCCCTGTACTTTCCCAGCCTATCCGCAAACGGAAATTGCTGCACGACAGAAAGACTTTGAAAGTCAACAGCGTGCCAATCGTGAAGCGCTGGACAAGCGCAAGAAAGAAATTAAGGAGAAATTTAACCTATGCACAAATCATTGATTTTAGGCGCTCGCATGCGCAACAAAGCAGAAAAAGTGGTAGAACTTGAAGAATCAATCAAAGAATTGAACAAGCGTTCTGAACTTGAAGCTAAAAAATTGGAAAAAGCTGGAAATGATGAAGAAGTTTCAGCGGTTGAAAAGAGCCTTGAAGAAATCCAAAAAGAATTGGATGAAAAATTGGCAGAAAAAGAACAACTTGAAAAAGAAATCGAAGAATTGCAAAATCAAGTTGAAGAATTGAATCGTAAGGCACCGACTTACCCAAGTCAAGAAAAACGTGGAGGACAGAAATTGGAACAACGTGAAGCAATTGCTAAATACATTCGTACTGGTCAAACTCGTGACATCGTAGGCTTGAAAACTACTGATTCAGGAAGCGCAGCTCTAATCCCGACTGAAGTACTAAAACCTCACTTCCTTGAAAAAACACGCAATCCACTTTTGGATCTTGTGGAACGTGTTAAAGTTAACAGTGGATCTGGTAAATATCCAGTTATCAAGAAAACGGATGGTGTAATGGTTTCAACAGATGAATTGAAAGCAAATCCAGAACTCGGAAAACCAGCAATCAGCGAGATTGATTATTCAATCAAGACTTACCGTGGATATGTCCCTGTGTCACAAGAAATGATTGACGACGCAGACTATGACATCATGTCCATTGTTGAAGACGAAGTGTTCAATCAAGGTGAAAACACTGAATTGTCATTAGTTACAGCTGTCCTCAAAACAGCTACCCAAGCAGATGCAGCTGGATTTGATGGTATTAAAGATATCTACAACAAGAAGCTTAAATCAATTTATAAAGCAAGCATCGTTGTAACTAAGTCAATGTTTGCTGCACTTGACAAGGTGAAGGATAAAGATGGGCGCTACATGCTTCAAACTGATGTAGCTTCACCTACTGGCTATTCATTTGGTGGGAAAACAATCTACAAAGTAGATGACGCAGTGTTTGGAAACGAAGGAGACATGAAATTCTTCATCGGAGACGTTACTGAGTTCGTCAAAGAGTTTGACCGTTCTCAAGTATCCGTTAAATGGGTGAACAATGACATTTACGGACAATTGCTTGGGCTTTTTATCCGTTTGGATATTAAGAAAGTAGATGAAGAAGCTGGATTCTTCGGAACCTATACTGATGTTGTAGCTTAAGGAGGTAACGTATGAGCTATAAAGTAATCCGTCCTTTCAAGGACTTGGCTGATCCTGAAAATCATGACTACGCTGTTGGCGATATCTTTCCTCGTGAAGGATATGAGCCCACAGATAGCTTTACCAATGGCCTTTTGACTGGTGCCAACACTGCTGGCTCTATCTTCCTTGAGGTTTTGGGAGATGATGAACCGAAGAAACCAGCTCCTGAAACAAAAGAAGTTAAGGAAGAGCCCGCAGTTGAGCAGGAAGAAACAGTTGAGGAAACTGCTGAAGAGCCTGCTAAGGAAGTTGAGGAGTAAGCATGGATGAAGGTCAGCTTTTAGAATTGCTGAAGCTTAAGTTGGGTATTTCAACCGACTTGAGAGACAAGCCGTTAAAAAAAATCATTTCAAGTGTCATCACTGAATTGACCGATAACCTCGGTATCGAGCTTGTTGGTGAGCGTGCTGACCATGAAATGTTTATCGTTGACTATGCTGCTTATCGCTATGAGGGTGGGGTGGATATGCCACGTCACCTTCAATGGCGACTGCATAATTTACAGATAGCATCAAAGAAAGAGGTCAAGAATGTGGAATCATGAAATCACGCTGATCTCTAAAAAAGTCACAGGTAAGGACAAGTTGCTACAACCAATCTCTGAAGATGTTGAAGTTACTCTGTTGTGTCGTAAAAAGAAGGTTACTCGCTCTGAATTTTATCAAGCAAACCAGGCAGGTCTAAAACCGAGCTTGGTCGTTGAGATTCGAAATTTTGAGTATGAGAATCAGGAGTTTGCGATGTTTGAAGGCAAGCAATATCGCATCTTAAAAACCTATCCTATCGATTCTGAAATTTTAGAGTTGACTTTATCAGAGGTATTGAAATGAGCAATGACCTTGCTGATTTGATAGCGAAAGAGCTTGCAGCTTACTCTGATGAGGTTACTGAAGAAGTGGATAAGATTGCAGAGCAAGTGGCCGATGAGACTGTGGATGAGTTGAAAGAGACAAGTCCGAAACGGTACGGAAAGTATCGTAGAAGTTGGAAAAAGAAGAAGTTGGCCAATGGCTCTGTCGTTGTGTTCAACGCAGTTGCAAGTCTTACTCACATACTTGAAAACGGGCACCTTTCAAGAAATGGTGGTCGTGTCGCTGGTATCGTCCACATCAAGCCAGCTGAAGAAAAAGCAATTCAGAACTTTGAAAAGCGTATCAAGGAGATTGGGAAATGAAGCTATCAGACTTTGCTGCTATTTTGGAACAGGCAGACTTGCCTGTCACTTATCGAGCGTTTAAAACTGGGAACGCTCCTGACCTACCTTACCTGGTCTATTATGAATCGAGTCCAGCCATCAATGCAGCTGACAACACGGTTAATCATCAGATTAAGAGCGTGACAGTAGAGCTAGCTTTTGAGCGGAAGGATGAAGATTTGGAAGAATATCTGGAAGAGCTGTGGACAACCCACGAGCTCTTTTTCGATGTTCAAGAAGAAACATTTATCGAGACTGAAAGACTCTATGTCAAGTCTTATACGGTCTATCTATACTAAGGAGGAATGACATGACTCAAGAAAATAAAGTAACATTTGGTTTGAAAAATGTTCACGTTGCGCCAATTAAATCAATCGGTGCAGATGGAGTGATTGCTTACGATGAAATTTTCCGCTTTCCTGGAGCAATGGAATTGACATTGGATCCAAAGGGTGAATCAACACCAATCAAAGCAGACGATATCGATTATCACTTCATGAACTCAAACGAAGGGTATGAAGGGAAATTCAAAATCTCTCACATTATTGAAATGTTTGCGACTAAGATTTTGGGTGAAATCAAAGATGATCAGACGGGTGTTTTGACTGAAAAAGCTGATGCAGAATTCACATCATTTGCCTTGATGTTCGAATTTTCAGGGGACAAGAACAAAACACGTCATGTTCTTTACTACTGTTCAGCGAGCCGTCCAGGAAATGGCTCAAAAACCAAGAACGGTACAAACGTCAATGAGCGTGAACTCGGCTTTAAAGCAAGTCCTCGTCCTCTGGATTCAGTTGTTAAACGTTCTATCACATCAGCTGATAATAAAGAAATTTATGACAACTGGTTCAAGAAAGTGTATGAACCTACTGCGGTGGCAGCTTAAGGAGAAGATCTATGCGTAAAATCGTTTTGGTTGGTGATCAGGAGTATGAGTTGGGGACCAATGGCTATACTCCTATCGCCTACAAGCAACAATTTGGGAAAGATTATTTTCAAGATTTGTTCTCAATGTTGAAAAATCAATCATTCATGAATGAATTGAACAAGCTGGAAACCGACAAAGAGTTGACAGCGACTGATATTGACGTTTCGATGTTGTCAGATTTTGACATGACCTTTTTCAACCGTCTTTTTTGGACCTTTGCTAAATCTGCAAATCCTCAAATCAAGCCTTATGAACAATTCTTCATGGAAATGGAAATCTTCCCGATTCAGGAAGTTGGACCTGTGCTGATGGAAATGCTGAATGCGAGCATGACGACAAAAAAGCACCAGATGAATCAGAATCAGCTAGCGAAGAAATCTTCACAGTAGAGTCTTATCTGTCCTGCTGTAAAGAAACTGGTCTGTCTATCGATGATCTAAAGCACATCTCAATTGGAATGGCTCTGGATTATCAGACGGATTATGTGAATTTACGGAGCGAGGACAAAGGTGGCGAACGGAAGGCCACGCAAGCTGATTTTGACAGTTTTTAAATAAAAAAATGAGTGCTGAGAGAGCGATTCTGAGACCAAGTTCCTTGGTCTGACTGCATTATCAGTCGTAGAAATTCTCTCAGCGCTTTTCTATTTTTTTGAGAAAGGAGGAAATATGGCAGGAAATATCAAAGGTATCAAAATTGAAATCGATGGTGATACACAACCCTTGCAGAAGGCGTTAAAAGCTATTAATAAAGAGTCTGTTAATACTACAAATGAACTAAAACAAATTGATAAGGCTTTAAAGTTTGACACTGGGAATGTTATTTTACTAACCCAAAAACAAGAAGTCTTACAGAAACAAATAGGTATAACCAGAGACAAACTAGAAACTTTAAGACAAGCTCAATCTAAAGTAGACGAGGAATTTAAAAAGGGGAATATTGGTTCTGAACAGTATCGCGCTTTCCAGCGTGAAGTAGAAGTGACTCAAAATGTCCTAAAAGGGTATGAGGGAAAGCTTGCTAGTGTCACTCAAGCTCTTGAAGGAAATGGTGATGCAGCTAAGAACAATCAAGCTCAACTAAAAGAATTGCAGAATGAACAAAAATTGCTTGCTAGTGAATCTGAAAAAGTAGTTAGTTCGTTTAAACTGCAAGAAAGCCAGATGGGTGCCAATGCTAGCGAAGCAGACAAGTTAGCATTAGCCGAAAAAAAGATTGGCGCACAGTCTGAAATCGTCACTCGTCAAATCGAAAACCTTGAGAAGCAGTTAAGCCTAACTAAAGAACAGTATGGCGAAAACTCAGCCGAAGCTAACAAGATGGAAGCTGAGCTAAATCAAGCTAAGACCGCCTACGCTAATCTTAATCAGGAATTAGGAAAACTTGGTAGTACAGCTAAAAGCAACCAAACGCAACTGAAAGAATTGCAGAATGAACAGAGTCAACTTGCTTCAGAGATGACTAAGGTGACAAGCTCATTCAAACTGCAAGAAAGTGCTTTAGGTTCAAATGCTAGCGAAGCTGAGAGAAATGCTCTTGCCCAGAAAAAGATTGGTGCTCAGTCTGAGATTGTAAGTAAACAGATTTCAAATCTAGAACAGCAATTGGAAATCACTAAAAAAGAATTTGGTGAGAACTCCATACAAGCCAACAAGATGGAAGCTGAGCTAAATCAGGCTAAGACTGCTTTTAATCATCTCAATGATGAGATGAAGGGAACAAAGTCTGCTGCTGATGGCACTCAAGAAAGTTTAAGTGAAATCTCAAGAAATTTAAAAGCAGAACTACTTCAACAGTTTAGTGAGAAGTTGAGTGCTATTTCAGAAAAGCTTGTGGAAGTAGGAAAAGAAGCGTTAGAAGCAGCTGCTCAAATGCAAGCTAGTAATGCTCAATTTACTACCGTTTTCGGAGATATGGAAACCCAAGCAAGAGAAGCGTTGAATGCTATTGGTCAGGAAATGGATATTGTCCCAGAGCGATTGCAAGGATCATTCACTCAGATGGCTTCATTTGCCAAAACTTCAGGATTGGATACAGCAGAAGCTTTGGATCTTACTTCTCGTGCAACTAGGGCAGCAGCAGATGGTGCAGCCTTTTATGATAAGTCCATTGAGAGCGTGACAGAAAGCCTACAATCCTTTTTAAAAGGAAACTTTTCTAACGATGCGGCTCTTGGTATCTCTGCGACAGAGACAACTAGGAATGCCGCTGCAAATAAATTGTACGGAAAGTCATTCAAGGACTTGAGCGAAGCGCAGAAGCAATTGACCTTGCTTCAGATGGTTGAAGACGGGAATAAACTTTCAGGAGCACTTGGACAGGCTGCAAGAGAATCAGACGGCTTAGAAAATGTGATGGGGAATCTGAAACAAGCCGGAACCAATGCATTGTCTGCTATAGGTCAGCCACTTTTAGAAATGATGATTCCAGTGTTTCAAACATTGGCAAGCATTGTGAAGGGTGTGGCTGAACTGTTCAGTTCGTTACCTGGTCCAGTAAAAGATTTTGTTGTTATCTTAGGAACAGTTGTGACTGCTGCAGGGGTCATAGCCCCCATATTCTTATCATTGCAAGCCCTTGCTGAGTTTTTGAAAATATCTATTGGAGAAATGATAATTGCTGCATTGCCAATTATTGGAACAGCTTTGGCGATTGCTGCTGCTGTTGCGGGAGTAATAATCGTTTTGAAATATCTCTGGGAAACTAACGAAGGTTTTCGAGATGTGGTCACGACCGTTTGGAATGCGATTCTTGAAGTTATCAATGCAGTCGTATTAGAAATTTCTAATTTTGTCGTGAGCATCTTTGGAACGGTTGTTGCTTGGTGGACGGAGAACCAGGAACTTATTCGAGCAAGTGCTGAGACTGTCTGGAATGCCATCTATACAGTTATAAGCACAATTCTGGAAATTTTAGGCCCACTCATTCAAGCTGGTTGGGATAATATCCAACTTGTCATTACAACAGCTTGGGAAATCATCAAGACCGTTGTGGAGACTGCAATCAATGTTGTTCTTGGTGTTATCCAAGCAGTTATGCAGATCATTACTGGTGATTGGTCAGGAGCTTGGGAAACTATCAAGGGAGTGTTTTCTACTGTATGGCAAGCTATTCAAAGCATTGTTCAGACTATTTTCTCAGCCATACAGAGCTACATTTCAAATATTCTCAACGGTATTTCAGGAACTGTATCAAATGTCTGGAATGGCATCAAGGATACTGTCTCAAATGTGTTAAATGCTATATCTAGCACAGTATCAAGTGTTTGGGAAGGTATCAAGAGTACCATTTCAGGTGCAATCAACGGTGCAAAAGATGCTGTATCTTCAGCTATTGAAGCTATCAAAGGATTGTTTAACTTTAGTATCAGCTGGCCACATATCCCACTACCTCACTTCTCTGTTAGCGGTTCAGCCAATCCACTCGACTGGTTGAGCCAGGGTGTTCCAAGTATCAGCATCGAATGGTATGCCAAGGGCGGTATCATGACGAAACCAACCATTTTTGGAATGAATGGCAATAACCTCATGGTTGGTGGTGAAGCTGGGAATGAGGCAGTATTACCACTTAATGACAAAACACTTGGTGCTATCGGTCGAGGCATCACTCAGACTATGGGTGGAGCCTCACCGACCATTAATATTACCATTACTGGCAACACTGTCAGAGAAGAAGCCGACATCAGTCGTATTGCTGATGAGGTGGCTCAGCGTATTGCTGACGAGTTGCAACGTAAGACACAATTGAGAGGAGGGTTTACATGATAAAGCATAATGAGCTTGTGATTGACGGTGTGAGAACATCGTCTTTTCCGTTTAAAGTCATTGTCCATGATTCTCCTTCAATTGCTCTGGGAGAGAGCAAGACAGCTCTTTTGGAGCATGGTGGTATCAGTGGAGCAATCGTTCAGACGAACAAACATAGGGAATTGGTCAAGAAAACCTATACGATTTACTTGGTCAAACCTACTGAAGAACAGATGAACCAATTTATGAGTCTGTTTATCCGTGAAAAGTTCTGGCTAGAGAGTGAGCGAGTCAAAACAACTCGTCTTTGGTGCTATAAGGTCAATGTGAGCGACCTTGAAGAAGTGCAACCTGGTCTTTACATGACCAAAGCAACCTTCACTTGTCACCCTACCAAACACTTCAAAGTCACTGATACACAGAGATTGACAAGAAGTGGGACTTTGACCGTTCAAGGTTCTGCTCTTGCCTTTCCTAAAATCACAATCGTTGGTCAGAGTGCTTCTGAGACTTCGTTTACAATCGCTGGTCAGGTCATTCGTCTTGAAAAGCTCTCAGAATCGCTTGTGATGGTCAATAATCCTGACAATCCAAGTTTTAAAACAACAACAGGGAAGCCAGTCAAATGGTCAGGGGATTTTATCACAGTTGATCCAGCGAAAGTGAAGAATATTGGGGTTGTTTTGGGTCCAGGTATTCAATCACTTGAAATTGAGACGGTTTGGGGGTGGGCATAATTGCTTTATCTACTTAATAAAGATGTGAGAACCGTTCGGTGGAACGGGGAGCCACTTCATGAAGCGACTTCGGCGATTGTTAAAGAGACCATGAATGGCGATTTCACCTTAACTGTGAAATATCCCATTTCCGACTCTGGTATTTATCAGCTCATTCAAGAAGATATGTTGATAAAAGCGCCGACTCCTGTTCTTGGTGCGCAGCTATTTCGCATCAAGAAACCTGTTGAGAACAATGACCATCTGGAAATTACAGCCTATCACATTTCAGATGATGTGATGCAACGTTCTATCACGCCAATGAGCGTGACTAGTCAGAGCTGTGGCATGGCTCTTTCTCGCATGGTTCAAAACACCAAAACGGCTCTTGGGGACTTCTCATTCAACAGTGATATCCAGGATCGTAGGACCTTCAATACGACTGAAACAGAAACTCTGTATTCTGTATTGCTGGACGGCAAGCATAGCATTGTCGGAACGTGGGAAGGCGAGCTGATTCGTGATAATTTCGCTCTGACAGTGAAGAAGAGTCGTGGTGAGAATCGTGGTGTTGTTATTACAACGCATAAGAACCTGAAGGACTACCAACGTACAAGAAACAGTCAGAATGTTGTTACAAGGATTCATGCCAAGTCAACTTTCAAGCCTGAAGGTGCTGAAAAGGAAACGACTATCAGAGTGACTGTTGATAGCCCTCTTATTAACTCTTATCCTTACATCAATGAAAAAGAGTATGAGAACAACAACTCAAAATCTGTTGAAGAGTTACAGAAATGGGCACAGGCTAAGTTTTCAAATGAGGGCATTGACAAGGTCTCTGACGCTATCAAGATTGAAGCTTATGAACTTGATGGCCAAGTTGTTCACATGGGCGATACGGTCAATCTCAAGAGCTGGAAGTACAATGTCGATGCATTCAAGAAAGCTATTGCTTATGAGTTCGATGCCTTAAAAGAAGAGTACATCTCTCTGACGTTCGATGACAAGGCAGGGACTGGTGGTTCTAGGGCTTCTGGTGGCTTATCTAGCGCAGCAGATGCAATTCTTGGAGTGACAGAATCAGCTCAAGAAATCGCCCTAGAAAAGGCTCTTCAAAATGCTGACTTAGACTTTGATCATAAGGCTGGATTGCTTAGACAGGAAATTTCGGACGGTATTGAACTGGCCAGAGCCAGAGCTGAAGAAGTCAAGAGAGAACTGTCTGACAATATTGACCAGCGCTTCAATAGTTTTAACAATGGCCCTCTACAAGAAGCCAAACGCAGGGCTGAAGAAGCCTTGCGAAACGCTGGCGCAAGCAGTTTACTCGCTCAAGAAGCAAAGCGGATTGGGTTGGATTCTGTTGCCAAACTTGAAGAATTCAAGAAACAGGCTACGAGCGCTCAGACGGCTTTGTCGGGCGACTTGGATGTCTTGAAACGAACCATCGCGAACGATATTCGACCGAAGCAAGCACAGGCTGAAGCTGAGATTGAGAAACAAGTTGAAGCACTTGTTCAGACAAAAAAAGAACTGGCTGGTGTGAAGTCAGCGCAAGCGACGTATGAAGAGACGACGACTCGCAGACTGTCAGAGCTGACCAACTTGGCCAATGGTAAAGCCAGCAAGTCAGAGCTCACGCAGACAGCCGAGGAGTTGGCCAGTAAGATAGCGAGTGTGAGGGTCGGAGGTCGGAATTATATCCGAGGGACAAGACGCATGGCGCTGGCTAACGGATTGTGGACATCAGGAACCTTCAGGCCATCAGGTGTTGGGGCAACAAAGACGATTAATGTATCAGACAGTCCAGCAACTGGTTTTGATAAAGCAATACGATTGACCTCAAGTAACGCTAGAGACCAAATCGGCATTGCTCAGGACAGGTTTGAAATAATGCCAGGAACTTATACTATTTCTGTTTGGGTGAAAGGTTCAGTTGGGCAAAGAGTTAAGTTACAAACTTATTGGGCGCCTGACGATGCAACAGGTATAAGTCCAGATTTTATCTTGAAAGATGATAAATGGACATATTTGACATTTTCAAGCGAGCGAAAAAAAGCTGGAATCGTATCAATTGGCTATGTATATCTCGTAAATGCTGATGCGGGAAAATACTTAGATGTTCTTGCGCCCCAGTTGGAAAACGGGAGTTTAGCGACAAGTCCGAAAGAAGCTCCAGAAGATACAGACGGCCAAATTTCAGCCGTCGAATCAACCTTTAAGCAACGGGCCGATTCACTTGATGCTGGTGTGAGAAGTCTGACTGAAGGTCTCAGAACCAAGGCGGATATCAGTGCACTCAACGTTACTGCTGAGAATATCAGACAGTCTGTGAAGAGTCTTGAGACAGACACGCAGAACAAGCTGAATCAGAAATTGAGTCAGGCTGAATTCGAGGTGCAGGCTAGTTCTATCCGTCAGGAAATCCTGAACGCAACCAAGGACAAGGCAGATAAGACTCTTGTCGTGGCTGAAGCTGGGAAATTGCGTGAAGAATTTTCAAAAATGAAGGTCGGTAGTCGCAACTATGCTGAAGACTACGACTTTTCAAGAGGGCTTTGGTACTATAGTCAAGGAGATAACAGTCCACAAGATTGGATTATTTTAGACGGCGAATACAACGTCAAAGGTACGACTAACACTTGGAAGCAGATGCAAATTCAATCTAAAGAAGGTAGTCGTTCTTCGTGGAAGGGTTCGACATCTCTTCTCGATTTAGAAGTCGGCGAAACCTACACACTTTCGTTTCAAGGGATTTGCTACTCTGGCTCTTCAAGTGTTTGGCTGTCATTAAGAGCCAATCGAACAGCACCTAGCAATCCTGAAATCATGTATGGCAATTTCAACCTCACGTCTAGCTGGCAGACTTATCAAGTCACTATACCAGCATTGACCAAGCCTGAAAATTTTGATTTCTGGCGAATTATTCTTGGTTATAACGAGATTGGCCATGTAGCCTTTCGCAAGGTTGAATTGACCAGAAGTTCTACTCGTATAGATGCGGGACCTGCTCCTGAAGATGGCAAGACGGATCTTATAGCTGCTAAGGCTACTTTTGAGCGGACAGCTCAGGTATTGAGAACGGACTTATCAGCTATTCAGGAATATGTCAATAAAGCCGGTCAGCGACAGGAAGCTTT